GAGCAATGTCATCAAATATATATGGCGTAGCCGGCGATCCTTGTAAAGTTCTTACTGCCGGGAAGGTTGGTTTAGCCCAAACACCGCATTCTTTATAAGTTCCTTCTGCATTGGTAGGGAAATCAACATTGTAATCTTCAGCCATTAAATATGTTCCGTCTTCTTTTTTGAAGCCACATTGATCTTGCATACCGCCTGTAACATTTACTACAATTGGAGTACCTGCCATTACAGACTCTGCAGTACCTAATCCAAAACCTTCATTTGAAGCTAGGTTAGCAGTTACATCTGCAATATTATATAGGAAATTTAATTGTTTTGTATCAATAATTCTATTAGGTGTGAATTGTACTTTGTAAGGACATAATTCTTTTATTACTGCAATTAAATCTGTACCATTTTCATCTACTGGTTCTGTATGTAATAATAAAACACATTTTGAAGATTGTGCAGGTGTTAATTTATCACAAAATTCTTTATATGCTAATATTAAATCTGAAGTATGTTTACGTCTGATATTTCTAGAATTGTGAAATACTACAAATTCAGTATCTTTAGCTACTATAGTATCTTTGAATTCTGAGTATTCTTTCCATAGCTCATGATTTTCATTGATTGGAAAAAATTGCTTATCATTGATACCATGAGGTACATAAGTAATTTGCCAATCAGCATAATCTTCACCTTTAAGGACTTGTTTTACGATATTGTGAGTTTGTTTAGAAATACACATTAACAAGTCACATGATTTATAAAATGGCTTGTTCCACATTGGATATGGAGTATCATCCCAAATTGTATAATATGCAATTGGTACGATTTGTCTTAATTCATGCTCCATTGCATATAACCAGCCCCAAAATCTAGGATCTGTAAAGTGTAATATTACATCGGGTCTTTCTAATTGTATTAGTTCTCTTAATGTGTCTTGGTCACCATACCCATTATTACAATAAATTTTGACGTTAGCATCAGCTACGCCTGTTTGTTGCGCTACATCTTGAGACAAGTCAAATATTTTGCCTTGGTCAGGATGATTTAGTGCTGCCCCTAATTGGACCCAATCGAATTCTTTTACGGAGTTCATTACGATTTCTCTCGACATAGTCGCAATGCCAGAATGCATTCTCAAATCGTCAGATAACAAGAGTATCTTTTTCTTTTTTGTCATAACCTTAATTTAACCTTTATTAATTTAATATAAATATGTAATTCTTTAATAAACACGCATTTTATTTAACGCAATGTTTACAATATTTTACAATAACAGAATAGAGATTTTTTGAAGCTTGTTGTTTACAATAGGTATGTCCACAATCTAAACAAGTAAATGTTTTTTTAGTTGAAACTGTTTTTGTAAGAGGCAATTTAGTCATATTAAGATTTTTCGTTTACAATTACTACTGGTTTATTATGTTTCTGAGCCATTGTCACTGCGTGATATGACCCATTTGATTTAACATTGCCGTCTATGAAAGCAATCATCTTATCACAATACTTTGCAATTAATGTATTCCTATGAAAGAATTGTGAAGTATGATATGCTTTGGAATAATATGCATCTGGCATAGCAGAATATAAATTCTTCACTGTATGTGCTGGATTGAACTCAATATACTTAACTCCTAATTCAATAGAATATTTTTTAGCATATTTGTCGGCTCCTGCTCCACAACCTCCCGATACTATTTCTAATCGATCTCCAAACGTTTGTTTAAGTTTGTAAATCATATCTCGTATCTTTCTTTTATTCTCATATTCACGCGACCCTATAATTGCAATTTTCATTTTATCGGGTTCTGTTTCAATGGCATTCATAATATGATATTTGTTTAACATGTAATTCTGTTTTGTTTAGGGCATCGCTCTTCATCCATTGCAAATTCACAATACCTACAATTTTTCAAACCTTTGTCACCGACTGCAGGAAATGTACCATCTACCTTATAAGACCCATCTAAATTAAATCCAGCATCAATAAATGTTTCAATGTCTTTCATTAATTTATTTCTAGTAGGCTTACCTGATGCAGGCACAAACTCTTGAACTCGCTTCTGTGGATACATAAACCCTTCAATAAGTTTTCTTTTAACAATGAAATATTTAATATCAATCTTTTCTTCATCATAACCATATTGTTTTGCAAAGTAAGACTTATACAATACCAATTGAGAAGCTTTGGTTTTATCTGCCTTTGCATATTGATTCCATCCTTTGGTAGATGTCTTGATGTCAATAATAATTATTCTGTCTGTTTCAATATCGCGAAGTACAATATCAAGAAACCCATTCATTATAACTTTCGGGTTTTTATCAGACGCTTGAATATATAAAGGAGTTTCAATTCCTATCAATTCAAATCCTTTATTAGTGAAGTATGCACCGCGATGTCTTTTCAGCCAATCTAAAATAGCAACTCCATCTTCATAAAATTCATTTAATTCTATAGGATTGGAAAAGTGAACACCTTCCATATCAGATACAGCCATCATATAATTTTGTACTATTTGTTCTTGCAAACATTCTGCCAAATTTAATTTGTCTGCTTCTTTAATAGACTTTGTAAACATTATATGAATATAATATTGTAAAGTCTCATGGAAAGCAGTACCGAATACTGTATGAATGGAAGGTCCTCCTGTTCTAATTCTATCTATGTAATTGAGTTTCCATTTTCTAGGACACGTGCTCCATGAAGCATATTGACTATAAGAAATTGTTTTCTCACCTTCTTTTTTTTCTGGAGTGGTTGCTCTAAACAACTCACCTAACGGACTCATTCCCATAGCTATTTTTATTTATTAATTAAAGATAAGGAATTCTATTGTAGAAACCAAATTATAATCCAGCAAATTTTAATAACTTTTCAGCTTCTAGTATTTCATATACTTTTAATCGCAAGTCACTTAAATCGCCATCATTGGAAATTACATAGTCCCAATCAGTGACATGATCTAATGCAGTCTCTGATGCATGTTGAGCTTGTTTCTCATCTGACTTTCTACCGGGTCTGTGAACTTTAATAGTAATTCCTTTCTTTGCTCGAGCTGCTTCTAACTCATTTGGAAATCTAGTATCAGTAATAATCCAATTAGGGTATATTCCCATATCATCTGTCAATTCTGAATCGAGAGCTCCAACTGCATAATGAGTAAATTTATATTCTGACATCAAAGCATTTACCCATACATTCTCATGTAATCCATTTCGCATAGCTTCAGTCCCTAACAATTGAAGTAGGTCTCGCACTGTCATAGGTTGAGTAGTTTTATATCTACCTGACTGCACTTGTCTGTCCCAACATTCTGGAAGTTTCGTATATTTAAAATCTTGATCTTCAAACTTTTCTTTTGGAATACCAGAAATCATTTCTGCTATTGCTTTAAGCTTACCGGCCCATTTTTTAACTTCCCAGTTGTGATATGGCGTACATTCTTGTATAATTTGAGCAACAGTATCTTTACCCGAACCTATTTTGCCCGTAATACTAATTATCATTTTTAGTGGCTTTTTTAATTTTATTTATTAACTTATTAACTTTACTACACATTTCATAGTTTTCTATTTTTTCAAAATGTGCTAAATTTAATGATAATGCTTGTAACCATTCATCGTCTGCTAACGTTAGAATAGCTTCGTCGACCTCTTCATCGTCTGTCAATGTAACAATAAACAAATCAATTTTACTAAATGATTTTGTTTTATTCCACATATAGTTCATCATTTTATATGTATGATCATGAATTATATCTGGGTTGGCAGAAGTATATTCGTTTAATTCGTCTATATCTAATAATGTTATTTCTTTTGCCTTCATGTCTATTTAGTTTTTTCTGATTTCATTAATACAGCTACTTCTTTGTCAGTTTTGCCGTATTTTTTAATAATTGATTTCAATTCATCAACATTGGTTTCTAAATAGATATCAATATACTCCTTTGCTTCCTTTTCACTGACTAAGAAGTGCTGTGACAGTAATTCAACCAAGTTTTGATTGTATTTGTCAGACTTTGTTCCTTTGATATATTTGTTGAATTGTTTTTGTTTTGGTAATATATCAAAATACAGTTTGTAAGTTTCTGCAGGAGACACTTGTCCTATTGTATATCGTTGAAGTTCATTGACAATGTCAATGAAATCCATATTCATTGATAACCATCTATTTACAATAAAAGGAGTAAATGATTTTTTATCAGCTTCGTTAAGGTTACCCCAAGGCTTTTTCTTATCAGTTAAACCAGACATATGGTCAAAGATAGAAGCAGCCCCAGTTGCAACTGCTTTTGGTTTAGACATCTAAATCAAAGTCTTTATTTACATTACCACAGGCTGTACACATATACACTTCTACAGGAAGTATACCATCTTGTTTTTGTCCTGTTAATAGCTTTGAAACTTTTCTGAATTTCATTGCTTTCATAAACATATCATTTTCACATTCTGTATTATCACATAACAGAGGAGTTGTTTTTGATATATCAATTTGTGGTCCTTGACCTGGTTGTTGTTGATGTTTCATTATATTAAATTTTTTCGTATGTTCCTACTTTGCCAAAAATTAGATTTTTAATTTTTTCATTGGCATCAATTTGTCTTTGAATATCTGCTTTTGCAATATTTGCCATTTCAATTTGAGCTTCTCCTGATACTCTGCTTAAGCATATTCCATCCCATGCTTCATTAACAGCTTTTCTTAATTTCACTGTTTCTGAATCTAAAACTTTTTCTTTGATCATTTTAGCTTGCACATACTCTCTTTGATTTGGGTCAGCTTTGTATGTCATTAACTCTTTTAAACGATCAGGGCTTTCTAATATGTAATTAACATTTATTCCTTCTTCAGGAGTAAACATAGGCTCACGTACAGGCTCTGCTACTTCTTGTTTTTTACTAAATAAATTAGTAAATAATTTGATTAGTGTTTTCATAATATTAATGTGCTTCGCGCCATGCTTCAATAGCCATTCTTAATTCACGAACTTCAAGAGCTTGCGCGTGTGACTCATTTTGAAGTTGCTTAATTTTACTAGATAATTCTTTATTCTCTTTTTGTAAATGTTCTGTTTTAGCATTTACAAAATTTGGCATAATTTCAGATAGCCTTTCTAAAAACATATCTGCTGCCTCTGAAGGAGTATATCCTTTACCAATTACAATTTGACCTTCTTTGTTTATTTCAAAAATTAATTCTGTATTAGGATCTTTAAATGTTATAACAGAGGTATCTATTGGAATGTTAGTGGATACTGCAGATATTTTATATTTATCATCATCATGTAAATAAACTTCAGCTCCTGAATTTCCGTTAAGAAACATTGGCCTATTAGCTGCTGCGTAATGTGCCATAATTAGTAAATTTCATTAAGTATTTTTACAAACATAGCACACACATTGATTTCTTTATCAACCACAAACGTGTCTTGATATTGAGCTTCTGCAACTATAATAATAATAGAAGCTATGTGACCTGTTGCAAATGATTCTAAATTATCATAAAGATGTCTATACAAAGGAGTATAATCTTTTACTTGAGAATCTGCTAACAACTGGCGAATTGATGTGAATAGTTGCTTTTTGTCCGGCTTAGACGCTAACAATTCAATAACTTTGTCCATGTAATTAGACGCAATTAAAGATTGTTTATCAACTAACAATTCGCCATTAACTACTTGACGCTGGCAGGAATTTAGTATTCGACGAATGTCGGGATACCCTGCATTAATGATAGATACCAGATTTTCTGGCTGAAACGTAACCTTTTCTTCTTGAAGAATTTCATTAACACGAATTGCTACATCTTTCTTTGACGGAGGTGTAATTCCAAAAACTTGACACCGAGACTGAATCGGGTCAATTACCTTTTCAACATAGTTACATGTTAAAATGAACCTAGTTGTTTTTGAAAATGTCTCCATTAAATTACGAAGTGCTGCTTGCGCGTTTGGAGTCAAGTAGTCGGCTTCATCAAGGATTACTAGTTTCCATTGACGAAAGCCTATTGTGCTAGCAAAGCTTTTAATCTTTTCTCTTACAGTATCAACATTGTTTTCATCAGATGCATTGATATACATTAGATCACAATCGATATTGTTCGCAATCAATTTAGCTAGAGTAGTTTTACCAGTACCTGCAGTTCCATAAAGAAGCAAGTGTGGTACATCACCACTTTCTAGATAAATTTTTACTTTATCAACAATTTGCTGATTACCTACGTAACCAGCTAATGTTGAAGGTCTATACTTCTCGACCCAAAGTGTATGTTCTGCATTTCCAAACATTACGAAATAGTCAATTTAACTAAATAATAAGTAGCTGTGTAATCTGTATTTGTGAAAGTTACCTTTGCCAATCCTTTAGATGACACTTCTAACAATCCTGTCGCGTCTGCATTTGCATTAAGTATTTCCTTAAACAGTTTTGCAGAGAAACAAACTACTGAATCCATTTTAGCGGCTTCGACAGTATTTGCCTTGAATACAATTCTATTTGTATTCACACTTGAATGGTTGATGATAATTTTAGTTTCTTCTCCATTACATTCAACACCAAAATTATCTGATTCTGGTAAGGCATTTGCTGCCTTCTTGAAGTTATTTGAGAAGTCTTTGTTCAACTCAATCTTTACATCCCATTCAGGTAATGATTTAAGATTAGGCACTTGACGAATAACAGATAAATCTGCTAACATATAAGTAATGTTTGTCGAAGCATCTTCAAATTTCATTGAATAGATTTTGTTATCTACTTCTCCAAAAGTAACATCCATATCTTCATCAACAGCACTCAACATTTTTACTAATTGAGAAGTTGCATATACACCTAACTCAGCATCTTTTGCTTCAAAGGTATTAAGTACTACTTCACCAATTACATTTTGGTCAGCACTAATAAATTTAGTTGACAAAACATTGTCAGCTACTACTAATTTGGCGCTGTCAGTGTTACCAGCTAAGAAATATCGGTTTACGAAACCTACTAAAAGTGATTTTTTCATTGTTTATTTATTTATTTTTAATATTCTGGTTGAGGTGCAACAGGCTCTTTAATTTCCACTAATGAACATTCTGTTGTCATAATCATTGATGCAACAGATGCTGCATTTTGAAGTGCTACTCTAGTAACTTTAGTTGGGTCAATAATACCTGCAGCTTTCATATCTTCGAATACTCCTGTTCTTGCATTATAACCAATTCCGCCTTTACTAACTAATACTTCTTTTACTACTACAGAACCTTCAACTCCGGCATTGGCACAGATTTGTCTCAAAGGCTCTTCAATAGCACGTCTTATAATTTGGATACCAACGTTTTCATCTTCGCCATCTCCTTTCAAAGTAGATAAAGCTTCTAATGTCATGATAAGTGCTACTCCTCCGCCTGGAACAATTCCTTCTTCTATTGCGGCTCTTGTAGCATGAAGTGCATCATCTACTCTATCTTTCTTTTCTTTCATTTCAACTTCAGACGCAGCTCCAATATAAAGTATTGCTACTCCTCCTGTTAATTTAGCTAATCTATCTTGAAGTTTTTCTTTTTCAAAATCTGAAGTACATTCATCAATTCTTCCTTTGATCTCTGTAATTCTTTCAACAATTAATTCTTTTTCACCGGCTCCATCTACAATTGTACAAGTGTCTTTGCCGACAATCACTTTTGTCGCTTCTCCTAAATGAACTAACTCTGCATTTTCTAAACTGAAACCTTCTTCTTCAAATAAAGCAGTACCTCCTGTTAAGATTGCAATGTCTTTAAGCATATCTTTTCTTCTGTCGCCGAAAGCAGGTGCTTTCACTGCACAAACTCTTAAACCAGCTCTAACTCTATTAACTACTAAAGTAGCCAAAGCTTCTTGATCAACGTCTTCTGCAATAATTAATAATGGTCTTGAAGTTGCAACTGCCTTTTCTAAAATAGGAAGTAAATCTGCCATTAAACTAATCTTTTTATCATAGATTAGAATAATTGGATTTTCCATTTCACATTCCATTTTCTCTGAGTTAGTTGCAAAGTATGGAGATAAATAACCTCTATCAAATTGTAAACCTTCAACAGTTTTCAATTCAGTTTCCATTCCTTTAGCTTCTTCTACAGTAATAACACCATCTTTACCTACACGCTTCACAGCTTCTGCAATTAACTCACCTATACTTGAATCGTTATTTGCAGATATAGTTGCAATTTGAATAATTTTTGATTCGTCATCACCTACTGGCTCTGATATTGATTTAAGTGTATCAACTACTACATCAACTGCTTTATCAATTCCTCTTTTCAAATCAATTGGATTAACTCCCGTTGATACAGATTTAAGACCTGCTGTCATAATAGCTTGAGCTAATACTGTCGCAGTTGTAGTTCCATCACCAGCTAGGTCATTAGTTTTTGATGCTACCTCTTTTACTAATTGAGCACCCATATTCTCTAATGGGTCCTTCAATTCAATTTCTTTTGCTACAGACACTCCATCTTTAGTAACAATAGGGTTTCCAAATTTCTTTCCAATGATTACATTTCGTCCTTTAGGACCTAATGTTACTTTCACTGCATTTGCTAATTTATCTACCCCACGTTTTAAACCGTCGCGACTTTCTAAATCGAAATAAATTTCTTTTGCCATAATTTAACTTACTGAATTGTTTTTAATTAATTTTTGTTCTTTTTTTAATTTTTTTACGTCTACTGCATCAAACTCTGTAAAATCAAAATATTCTTGAGATACTTCGCGAGCAATATTCATAACATTTTCTCCACCATACTTAACATAAAATTGTCTATATCTTTCATATACTGCTATAGGATCTGGAGAGTTAAACATTTCTTCCATAGATCTCAATACTTGAATTAAGTCATTTGGAATAATATCTATCATTGCTTCTAATGGGCAAGTATCAATTAATTGCTCAACATGATCTCTAGTATAGATGTACATGTATAAGTTGTGATACGTTGCTCTAGTTACTGCTTCAGTTGACCAATTTTTTGCAATGTCATAAGTGAAATAAGGTACTCCTGGATGATTAACTAATGAAGGTAAATGTCCATGATCAGGATACCCCATATTAGAACCATCTTTTGGAAAATACAGCATATTAAATACTTGATCTTTCCAATTAGGACTCCAAACCATTTGACCAAAAATTGGATATTGACCTGGGGAAGAACTATCTGTTGAAATAGTAATTCTATTATCAGTATACTGATTCATTAATTTTTGTAATTGTGATAAGATGAAGAAATCTGATACTTTAGATATTCCTAATAAATGCACCCAAGTGTTTTGAGGTTTCAAGAATTCCTTCTCTTTAATCATCAATGCCAAGATATACATAAAGTCTACTAGACGTCTAGAAGATCCAATACACCATCCACCAAATTCTAAATCTTTAACTGTCTTAAACCAATGGGCAAATTCAGCAGGATTAGAACCTTGAACTACATTTAAGAAATTAGTTTTACCAGATTGTTTCTTTTCAAAGTATTTGAAATTGTCTAAACTAATATCCAATGCTTCTTGGAATCTACCTTCATAAGTAACACGAGGCGGAATATCTATATTTGCAGCTACATCTGAATTAGCTTCTAACCAATCAAATATTTTATCACGCAAAGCCATATCCCATTTCAAAGCGCCTGTTGCAATTTGGAATCCACCGGAATCGCCAAACACTACAGCTCCTTTGTCAAGGCCCCACTTTTGTCTAATATCTTCTTTTTTGTATAAATGACCTGCTGTCATAAGAAAATACTTATAACGCCATTCTTCTGGTACTCTATCATCCCAAAATCTATATGGAACACCTGGCGCTACTTCTGCATCTTTGGTTAAAGGAGAACTATATGCTCCTGAACTCAATGAAGGAAAGTAAACCATCTTTTTAGGTTGGCCTACTACAGAGCCGTCTTGATTTAATATCATATCTTTATTTTAATAACTTAAATATATTAATTTCTTTTGGTACTTACAAATATTTGCTCAATTAATTTTTCTGAATCGAAATAATTTTCATACAAGTATTCTTGAGTTTGCTTAATTAATGGTCTATAAGAATCATAATTTTTAACTAACTCTTTAACTTTACTAGTCATATCAGGAGCAAATTTGCTATAATTGAAAATTGAAGATGTCCAATCTGCAGGATATCTAAATTCTTCTGGTACTAACTCTCTCAACCCGTTTATGTCTGGCACTAATGGTATTGTTCCTAACAAAATACATTCATAAATTTCAACTCCTATATTTGGATTTGTATAAGGAAGCAATGATAATTTTGCTCTAGATAATTGTCGTAATAGCTGATGCCTTTCTAATGGCACATGCTCTTGAGCGAAGACGATTTGTATATCCTTGTGCACTCTTATAAAGTCGTACACAATAGCTTCTTGTAACTGTGTATATTGACTCCATGGAAAAACGATTAAATTCTGTTTATTGAATAAACCATTGAACAAAGACATTTCTAAATCTAAATAGTCTAAAGGAAACGGCATAATATGCAGCTTGTCTTCATTGACTTTTTGAAGACTTTTGAACTTATCAGCATAAAATTTTGATATGAAGAAGTTCTTATTTAAACAATCAAAACTTCCTTTTTCATAAAGCTTTCTCCAAGTTATTTCTGTCGTTGGTTTATACTCTTTGTCATAATCAATATAACAACCATTGGTCCAAAATCCTACTAACTCTACATCAACTTGATGAGTTTCTGCCCAATGTTTAACATATCTTGTTGCTGATGACCATGCATTGGTAAATATAAATTTATCTTCATTAGATATTGATTTGGATTCAAACAATGCTTTGATATCTGCTATGTCTACAATCTCAACAACTTTACAATCTTCATCTCCTTTTGCTTCTATATATCCTTGCAATAAAGAAGCTAAATGAGTCTCCCACGAATCATCTTTGGCAATTAATGGGTCTACTACTACATAAACTGTCATTATACTTTTTCTACTCGAGCACCATTCTCTTGATCCTCCCAAACCTCAACCCATTCACAATCAAATCTTTCTAAAATTTCACGAGCTAACATCTCACAGGATTGAGCTCCAAATTCACAGGTTCTGTCGCCTGGGTGAGTGTATTGAGAGTGGATATAATCTAATACATCTCTTTTCAGCATGATAAATTCTTTATCTCTATCATCATGATGAACCTTACATGCTACTGTAAAATGAAACATGTGTCTGTGTCTGTCTGCTAGAAAATCTACTTCTGGGAATAGTTCAGCGGCTTTTGGAAAGTTGTGACAACCATCAACTGCTAACTTAACCATTACTATTGTTTTTGTATTCATACTTTTAATTTAGAAGCTGAAAAAATCAGCCATATTATCATTTTTAGGTATTCTGCCATAACTCAACGCATCATAAAATCCTTGCAATTTATTCTCTAATGACGCTGTGAATATTCTATCATAATCAATGTATTGAGTTATGAAATCAATAATTTCTTTAGGGTCATCAAATCCTTTCACAGCACAACTATCCAATCCAAATGGATTTGCTTTTAAATAAGTCCACTTAATCTTTTCTCCATCTAATATAGGTTGAGAAGAAGTTATATTATAGTACAACATTAAATCATTATAGTTCAAAGCTGACTTTGTATGTGCTGGAGTACCTTTAACTCTATCACCAAACATATTACTTTTGTCTGATTTTTTAGTTTTAACTTTGTACTTTTTCAATTCTTTAACACCTGTCGGAAACATAATATCAAACATTGGCTTTGCTTTTGAGGAGATATATTTAAAATATCAATTAAGATACCTGACATAAACTCTCTAAATGCTTTTGGGAAATTGGATCTTACTACATCCATTCCTTTTACATCTAGTTTCCATTCTTTAGCTCCATTAGTCATTTGTGATATTAAGATACCTTTCTCTGATATAATCTTTTGAGCATATCGTTTTTTAGCTATCCATAATCCAGACTCAGCTACATATTCCTGTTTGATGTTTAAGAAGTGAGTGTCAGAGTTTAAGAAATGCTTTGCAAATGAATCCCAGGAATCATTGATATACTTTTCAACTACTTGAGAAGTTTTATAAGTAACATCAATTTTTTCTTGTTTATTCATTTCCTTACCCAACTTACTTTCCATTAAATCAATAATTGGTTTAGCAGAAAAGTAATTTGAATCTGTATCCACATAAATTACATACTCTTTATCAACACCAGTTTGTTTAGTAAACCATTCATTACCTTTCATCATGGCGTGCTTGATAACCTGTTGTCCTGTCAATGTAATAGACTCGGCATTATCTAAATCATGAAATCTAAAACCTGGAGCTCCTAATGCACCATACAAAGAGTTATTTACAATCTTCATAGTATGCTGTCTAGAGTCAAAGAATTTAGACATATCAGCATTTCCTTCTTTACCATATTTTTTAGCAAGACCTCTATACTCTTCTCTTTCATTCATCCAAGTTTCTAGAATAGAAGGAATTAGTCCACCTTTAGCTGCATTGTAAACTACTCCAATTGAAGATACAGTACACTTATTATCTAATAACCATTGACGAAATTCAATGTCTGGAATTAAATAATGTTTTGAGCCAGACTTCAACTTCATGTTTAAGTTTGCTGTATTGCCTGACCAAAATGCTTCTTTCACTGCATCCCAATTCTCTACTCTACCAAATTTAGTTTCCGGAGATATGTTTAAAGTTCTAATGATAGAAGGATACAGAGATGCCATATCCTCGTCAAATACCCATTCATACACGCCTGGTATTGGATCTTTTACATAGGCTCCTGCAAAGTCATTTGATATTGCTTCTTCTCCGGCTGCTACCGTTTCACGAAGCTTTTTATTAGGAGCTATAATATCTAAACGTTTCATATAGGTTATACATGCACCATCTAAATAACGAGTTGGAAAATAAACATCTTCATAAGGAACATGACCTTTGTGACAGATACCTCGAGCCAATGAAAGGAATTTAAGTTTTTCATCTAATTCCAAAACCAATGTAACGTCATTAACGTTATACTCAATAAACTTCTCAGGGTCTGTTTTATATAAATGATCTAGATTTCCTTCATATTCAATTTTACCTTTACCTAATTCCTTTTTACAAATATTGTCTAATGAATAAGATGACTCTTCTGAATATGTAAATAGCTTATAAAGTGCCATGTAATCTAAACAAGACACTCCCATAATTCTATATCGATTTCTGTGCTGTAAATAAATTACTTCATTTACTGGAGATAACATATCAGCAAATTGCTTTCCATGCACTTGAGTTATTCTATTATACAAATATGGAATATCAAAAAAGTCAATGTTCCAACCTGTTATAATAGTAGGTTTAATCTCAAGATAATGAGTAAGGAACCTAGTAATTAATTCTTCTTCAGTGGTAACTACTTCTAAAATTAAATCCTTATCTGTATATGGCTTTAAGTTTTTATCTTTATCCACAATAATTGCTACCGATTGATTTCCTGCTCTATCATGAAATGCAATTGAAGTCATTGGTTGCCAAGCTTCGTCTGCCGATGAAAAACCTCCTACTGTCGAAACCTCAATATCTATAAATAATTCTTTATGACCCACAGAAGGATCATCAGATTCAAAATACATATCTATTAAGGTTCGAACTTCTGGGTTGATATCAGATTCATATATCTGACCTTTTTGGATATCATGCTCATCCCAATTAGTTACTTTCTCAACTTTGTTTCCATCCAATGCAACATATCTTCCATGTGCACTTTTCTTATAAGCATACTTCTTAAATGGAAACTGTAGATGTCCTAATTTGTCATCCCAAACGTGAACTAAATTTTTATTCTTTTGATATGCTATATTTTGGTATGCCATCTATTTACTTGATTTAATAATGTCAATCATTGTTTGTGCATTGTCATGCCACTTTCTTGTCCAAGTAATTGGAACTACTAAACCACCTTCATTGAATTTAGAATCAATTTCATATACTGTCGAATATACATTTTTAGGTAGAACCATTTCAGGACAACATGCTCTATTTGGAACTAAAATTTCACATCCAAAATAAATTGCTTCTTGAATAGTATATCCAAAAGTCTCTTGATATGCAGTTGATAAATACCAACGAGCTTTTGCCATTAATTCAAAATACTCTGTTTTTGTTAATGAATGTCTATATTCAATATTTTTAGGAAGTTTACCTAAATCTTTTGCTGGTCCTGAAGAAGTGATAATAATTTTCTTGTCTGTGAATTTTGCAAACTCTATTAATTCGTCAATTCCTTTTTCTTTGGAAAATCTATGTGGCCAAATAACAAAATCTTCTTTTTCAAAGTCATTTTTAAACTTATACATATAATTTAAGTCCCATACATAACCTGTTGTATGTACAGTTGCTGGATTCAAATTGAAATGCTTACATACATTTTTATTATGGTCATCACTTCCTACAAAAATTCCATCACATATAAAGTGATAGCCTGCTTCTGAGGCATCTGCCCAATAAGATAATTGTTGCACAAAGTCTGTCTTGTCAGCTCTACCTGCATAATTAATTCCAAATACTTTTACGTCTAACTCTAATAACTCAGACATATATTTAATCATTTCAATTCCAGGGAAGAATATATCTCCAATTAAAAATGAATCTCCATTTTCTACTTTGCCTTCATTAAATAAATCAGCAACCATTTGAAGTTGGGCTGCTTTGAATTTACATGTATTAACAATGTCTAGAAATTGACCTCTTTTAATTTCAGTATCAATTTCAATTTTCGGATACAACGAGATATCTACTTTTGGATAGATAGCTGCATTCATCATACCTGTATACCTTTGTGGTAATTCTTCTAAAGGAAGATAAATAATTTTGCTCATAAACTTTATTTTATTTTAATAATATAAGTAATTCTATTGAAAGAAGCTAGAGAAAGGTTCATCTTTCTGCTCTACAACTTCTTTGTGATATAAGTTTCCTTTTGCATCTACTACGCCTAAATATGTTTCTGCATTGGTATGTTTAATATTGTAATAATTGGCGTTAGCATAAATAGATTCAATATCACTCGTTAAATAAATAACTCCTTTGGTATTTTGTGTTTTGAAGTATTCTGATAAAGCAATCCATGTGCCTTCATTTTCCTTTAAATAAGTGTAAAGTCTATTTCTAGGAATTGTTTTTGAATTAAGCACAGGTCCGCCTTTTAATAAATTCAACAAGGCTGTTTCATATGCTAATTGATAATCTTCAAATTCTTTAGCAACTACCTCTTCATTGTGAACATGATTGTTGTATAAGTTCCAAATTACATCAACACAATCTGCTTGACTAGCTACTGTTAAATTTGTCATATGATGAAAGTTGTAATGCCAATTGTATTTGTCTAATACGACAGTTGGCATAAATCGTAATGCTTCCATTACTGCAATTCCAAATGATTCATTTTTATAAGGCATCAATGCTACTTTTGCAGATTGAATCAAAGCTGCCTTTTCTTCACCTACTACATCAGCTACAATTTCATAGTTGGTATGTTCTATAGCTGCAAAGTCAGCTTCAAACTTTTTAACGTGAGCCTTTCTAGTTAAGACTTTTGCTTTTAATTCTACTCCATACTTTTCTTTGATACCTGCTAATGTTTTAAAATACACTTCAGGATTTTTTCTATCTTCATGGCGACCTATATATAACAACCCTTCTTGATTTGTTAAATTTAAACTATCAGAATCAGTTATTGGATAAGGCTGAATGTATAAATTATGACCAGGATCTTTTTGCAGTTTGTCATAATTTTGTTGAGTTTGTATTAATGTAGTAATTGGAAAATACATCATTTTCTCAATTAAATCATAATAACAATCTTTGAATACTCCTGCTGATAGTTCCGGATTAATAGATGCACATTCATGAGCATAAGAAGCTATCTTGATACTTTTATGTAATTCCATTTGGTAACAAGTAAATGCTGATTCCGTATCATTGCAAATAATTAAATCATAAGTATGATTGGAAAGTGCTTTGACAATAGCAGTTCTGAAATTTATTGCTTTTTCAAAATTGAAGCTATCTCCGAATTGAAATAAGTTAGAATGTTTTCCATAAGAATGGCGTTCTGCTTTGTCTGGCGTATATACATTGACTTTATATTCTTCAAGAAAGTTTGCTTCTGGTTCTCCGTCACACACAATATCAATGCAATGGCCGTTTTGAAGAAGTGTTTTGACTACGCCTAACATGAAAATTCCGTGCCCTGAAGAGGGACGGAAATTCATTTTGTTTATTATAAATAATACTCTTTTCATAAATAATTACTGTGCTAGCTTTTATTTTATCCTTTTAATAATTGATTTTCTTTTTTTACTTTGAACTTTGATTCAAAATATTCTTCTAATGATCTTAATCTTTCATCAAGAGTTGAACTAGTTCTGCTTTCTAGCTTATCAACTCTTGAATCTGTATGCTTAATAGACTCACTGAACATAATATTTACTCGATCAATCTCTCGATCGATTCTTACGTGAACGTTTACGTCATTTTCATTAATTTGTTTTTCAATTGAATTAGCAATTGCTGATTCAAGATTTGCTGCGAATACTCGCAACCTGTTAACTTCTACTACTGTCTTAACCAATACCACAACCCCTACTATTACAAGGACTGCACTTATGCCTAAAATGAATGATAATGTTTCCATATGTTTAATTTGTTAATGATAATTAGCTAGCACAGATAATTATTTTTTAGCTTTTAAATAATCTATAAATTTATAGAATTCATTTCGAGTTGCTGGATCTTCTCTGAAAGCTCCTGAAAGCTTACTAGTAATCATAGTTGAGTCATGTCTAACTCCTCTAACACAAGCACACATATGGTTGGCTTCAATTACTACTGCAACTCCTTTATTTCCTTCACAGGTCGCATCTATAAACGCAGCAATCTGTTCAGTTAAGTTTTCTTGCACCTGAGGACGTCTTGCAAAATATTCTACAATCCTATTTAATTTAGATAGTCCTATAACCTTTCCATCAGGAGAAGGAATATAAGCTACGTGAGCAAATCCAATAAATGGTAAATGGTGATGAGAACAAAATGATTTCACATCAATATTACCTTGAAATACTACACCGTCATACTTATCTAAGTTATCAAATGCTGTTATTTTCGGAGCGTCTACAAAACAACCTTGAGCTAAATCATTAACAAAGGCTTTTGCTACACGTCTAGGCGTATCAGATGAATTTGGGTCATTCTCCCAATCCATTCCTAATGCTGTCATGTAATTACCATAATGAGTAGCAGCATGTTCAATCATTGCTAACTTCTCTTCTTCTGTTCTTGGAATAGAAGAATTTGCATATTTCAATAACTCTGTCATATTATAAAGGAAATTCTAATTGATTATCATCTTCTTC